CTCATATATTCTTATCCTGGTTGGCCGGTGGATGATGGTTCAGAACAAAAACTTAAAAGTCTTGTCATCCCCATCATGCCGGCCGGTGCGGGGGGCACTCGTTAAGAAGGATTTACAGCGGGTTGGTCCTGCTGTTCTTCTTGTAATTGTTTGGCCAGTAGTCGTTCAGCCTGGTTTAGATCCTGTTTGCAGCCGACATTGCTTTGCAGCTCGATGGCTTTTTTCATATACAAAACCGCCAGACTGTAATGCTGTTCAGCCAGATACGTTTTACCGATGGCACAGTTCAGCTTGGCGCGGATCTGGTCGTGCATGTCGTACTTTTCGGTCATATCCAGGGCAGAAATCATGACGTCCAGATCAAAGGATTCACCAGCCTTGATCTTGGTTAAAGCGGCATTGGCAATTTCTTCAGCCACAATGCTTGGCGTATCACGGCTAAATGAATCCGGCATCTGCAGCTCATGTTTAAGAGCAAACTTGGCAATCTTCAGGCCTTGTTCAAACATGCCGGCATCAAAACACCACAGCATGATCGTGGTGACAATTTCATCATCCACTTTGCGGTCAGCCGCCATGATGCCTTCAACATAGGGCATATGCTTTGGAATGATTTTGGCTTTGGCTTCGGCTTTTAACTGCTCGGACTTCACACCAGATAAAACTGACTTGTCATTTTTCAGTTCGATCAGCTGTAACTGGTAAACCGATGCATCTGGGCGGATATCGCCAAACTGATTGTCCTGGGCAGATTGCTCTGCCAGGACACGTAGGCGATGGTTACGAGCGTGGCTCATAGATCACCTTTAGACGATTTGAATGTTTTCTACAAAAGCAACTTTTTCATACGCTTCAATCACGTAGTCTTCATTGCTAGATTGATAGTCGGCAACGCGGTTTTTCTTCGGTTCATCGATAATTGCACGACGTTTTGCGCCTTCCTGAACATAAATCGACAGGTTGTCGAATGACGTGATCAAGAATGCATTTTCAGGGAAGAATGGCACACGTACTGCAGGCAAGCCACCAATCTGTTTTTGACCAATCAGGACTTGTCCAGCCAAAATGTTCTGGTTGTCCTGAGTCTGATCCATGATGGCAAAGTTTTTGTCATCTAACAGTTTACGGCCACAGATCACGACCAGATCCGTTGCATCGTGGTGAACTTCATCAATGAAGTTGCTCAAAGCATCTTGTACCAATGCATCAAGTGTTTTGTAGTCACCCGTTGCACCAACTTTCACTGCATTGGATGCAGCAACCACTTCTTTCATGTAGCGGTCAGGGGCACGGGTACGGATTTTTTCCAACCAGCCGATGTTCACGTCCTGTAATTTAGGATTTGTGCTGCGGTTGGTGGTGGTCGCAATGCTGGTACCATTAAAACCAATCATGATGCGGTCAAGCGCAATGGCAGAGGCACATGCACTGGCCCATTTCGCTGCAAAGTCATCAAACTTCGCCCAGGCATCTAACTTGGCATACGGCAAAGCGATGTCAAAGTTGGTTTGCTGGCAAGCATAGGTATTGTCTGACAAGCCAGTAGGATCAGCCGGGTTACGTTCACCAGATCCAGTGGTATCAGTACGGCCTGCAATCGTTGAATTGACAGATAAACCGATGGCTTGACCTGTTTGTTCAGTCACTTCGAGGATATTGATTCGACCGAGGAAATCACTGGTCAGCTGGATTTTTTCTTCCAGTTTTTGCGCTGGTGATGGATCTACAGCAAACATGGTTCCTGCACTGGTCACACCGTTAATACGGGCAACTTCTGCAGTGTAATGATTGAGTTTTAAACGTGTATCGTTACGCATATTAAATAATTCCGTATTAGTAAATTACAGTTTCTGAAGAACCCGGATTGCCGGTTTGTTCAGGGCGCTTCGGTTGTTTAGGATCTGGCTGTTCATTGAAGGCGGTTTGCAGTTTTGAATGCTTTTCTTCCAGATCAGCATGTTTGCTTTCCAGCTGACTAAACTTTTGCTGCAGATCATCCATTGCAGATTTCTGAGCAGCGAATGCTTCACCTGCTTTTTCCAGCACGGTTTTAAGCTCTGAAAAATTGGTCTGAACTTCCTTTCCCTGTTTTTCGACTTTTGGTTCCCAGATTTCACTGAACTTCTGGATCATGGCAGAGAACATGCCCTTGCTGTCATCTTCAAATTCAATTTTGGTTTCTTCAGCCACAGAGAACGAATTCTTCTCAGCATTTTCACCAAACTTGGCCACCAGACTGCTGAATGACAGTTTTTCTGTACCGATGGATGCAGGAGAGTCTGTAACAGCAAGACCAACCAGATAGGCTTCACCTTTGCCCTGAAAGTTCGGATCCACTTCAATGGAGGTATAAATTTTCTGACGCTTTTTATTGATTTCGATCAAGTCATCGGTCGCATCAATTTCGGCATACAACGCCAGTTTCTTTTCTCCATTGATGTCGATTTCTTCAGTTTTGACAGAAAGCACATCACCAAAAGCGCGGAAAGAAGAATCCGGCAATGTCCCACGCAAGTGTTCAACCCAGATGCGGGCACCATAGAGTTCTGGATTGTAATTTTTGTCAATCTGTTCCAGCCATGATCGTTCGATCTGGCGGCCATCAATCGAGTCACCTTCAACGGCCACTCGAAACATTTTACTTTTTGCCATGTGATTACCTGTTCGCGCATGTTTTGCATCAACTAATCAGCATGATTGAAAGTCTTGGACTATTAGTAAACACGCGCCATTTGTAAGTGAGTGGAGTACAAAACACGGCTCAAGCATTGTGAATTTTGCATTGCTTTAATGGGTGCATGAACAATATCGATAATGAGCGTTTTACGCTGACCTACGACAATCGCACCAAGGCCAAGTTTTTGTATTGGATGGGCTGGCGTGTCAGCAGTATTTCCGAATATCTGCAGGAAAATGAAAAGACCGTTCATTCGTGGAAACAGCGGGATGAATGGGACAAAGACGCGCCGGCTGGCATTGCAGCACAGGCGCTAGAGGCACGACTGTGCACCCTGTATTTACTCGATAAAAAAACGCCAGGCGATTTCAAGGAAATTGATCTGCTGGAACGGCAAAAGGACCGCTATACACGACGCGAAAAATATCTGACTGAAGATGGTAATGAAGCGGACATTAATCCGAAGATCCAGAACCGTAATGCCAAACCGAAAAAACAGGCAAAACGTAACGTCATCACTGAAGCGATGATTGAAAAAATCCAGTCTGATTTTGATGACGGCCTGTTTGAATATCAGCGCAATTGGTACCGTGCCAAAAATCAGCGTTCGCGTAATATTCTCAAGTCCCGTCAGATCGGTGCGACTTTTTACTTTGCTCGTGAAGCCTTTGTTGATGCAGTCACCGGTGGCGGCAATCAGATTTTCTTGTCTGCATCAAAAGCCCAGGCGCATGTTTTTAAATCCTACATCAAAGGTTTTGCTGCTGAGTCCGTGGACATTGATCTGTCAGGCGATCCGATCACTTTGAACTTTGAGGAAGGCCCTTCTTCTGAGCTGATCTTCTTGGGGACCAATGCCAAAACAGCACAGGGTTTCCACGGCAATTTCTACTTTGATGAATACTTCTGGGTGCATGGCTTTCTGGAACTGCAGAAAGTGGCATCTGGTATGGCCATGCATAAGAAATGGCGCAAAACGTATTTCTCCACGCCATCATCAAAAAGTCACCAGGCATACAATTTCTGGACAGGCGAGATCTTCAACAAGGGCAAGCCAAAAGACCAGCGCCTGAATATCGATGTCAGCCATAAAAACCTGCAGCTTGGCCGCTTATGCGAGGACAAAATCTGGCGTCAGATTGTCAATATCTATGATGCTGAACGTGGCGGCTGTGACCTGTTCGATATTGAAGAACTGAAGTTTGAATACTCGGCTGAATCGTTTGCCAATCTTCTCATGTGTGAATTCATGGATGATGGCCATTCTGTTTTCCCATTGTCCATGATCCAGCCATTGATGGTCGACAGTTGGGAAAAATGGGAAAAAGATTTCAAGCCCTTGGCATTGCGTCCGTTCGGCCATCAGGAAGTCTGGCTGGGCTATGACCCTGCTGAATCTGGTGACAGTGCCGGATTGGTCGTCATTGCGCCACCGACTGCAGATTATCCAAAGTTCCGTTTGCTTGAACGTCACCAGTTCAAGGGCATGGACTTTAAGGCACAGGCGGCCTACATCAAAAAGATTTGTGATACCTACCGGGTGACATATATCGGACTCGATACCACAGGTATGGGTACTGGTGTTGCCCAGTTGGTACGCCAATTCTTCCCGGCACTGACTACATTCAGCTATTCGGTCGAAATCAAAACCATGCTGGTACTCAAGACTATGGACGTGATCCGTCATGGACGTTTCGAGTTTGATGCCAGCTGGACTGATGTTGCACAAAGCCTGATGGCCATCAAAAAAACCATGACCGGTTCTGGTCGCCAGTTCACATTCGAGGCCACACGTTCAGAGGAAGTCGGACATGCAGACCTTGCCTGGGCATGTATGCATGTTTTTGTGAATGAACCACTGGAAGGCCAAACCACTCACAATACATCTTCAATGGAAATATTCTGATGCAGCAAATTCAACAATCATCATCAGGCATGCAGGCATTTACATTCGGCGATCCTGAGCCGGTTATGAATGCACATGACTTTGCCGGCATGTTCAATGTCTACTGGAATGGGACTTACTATGAACCACCTGTCAGTCTTGATGGTCTGGCCAAATCATTCCGGTCCACGCCTTATTTATCTACGGCCATTATCTATAAACGCAATCAGTTGGTCAGCGCGTTCAAGCCAAACAAGATGATGTCATCCAAAGCATTCGAGCAGCTGGCGATGGACTTTTTAATTTTTGGTATGGGTTATGTGGAAGGGATCCGCAATAGAAGTGGTCGGGTTGTTCAGGTCAGCACACCGTTGGCCAAGTACATGCGACGCAAGAAAGACCCAAAAGAATTCCTGATGATTATGGAAAACTGGAAGTACCACCACTTTGATCCGGATACAGTCTTCCAGGTACGTGAGTGTGACATCAATCAGGAAATCTATGGTTCACCAGAATACCTGGCATCATTGCAGTCAGCATGGCTAAACGAGTCGGCCACCTTATTCCGTCGCAAGTATTACAACAATGGCAGCCATGCCGGATTCATCCTGTACTTAACGGATCCACAGAAAGACGAACGTGATGTGGACGCATTACGCCAGGCATTGAAGGACAGTAAGGGCCCGGGTAATTTCCGCAATATGTTCCTGTACTCACCGAATGGAAAGAAGGACGGCATCCAGTTAATTCCAGTTTCTGAAGTTGCGGCCAAGGATGACTTCTCAAATATCAAATCGATTACCCGTGATGACATCCTTGCGGCTATGCGTACGCCACCCCAGTTGCTTGGGATCGTACCGAATAATACCGGCGGCTTTGGTTCCATCTCTGAAGCTGAACAGGTTCACTGGAATTCGGAAATCATTCCGCTACAGAAACGCATTGCCAATCCAATTAATGAATGGCTTGGCCAGACCGTCATTGACTTCAAGACTTATCAGGAAGTACGTGGCACGACTGACCTGAAGAAATAGTTATATGTGAAGCTCCAGTTGTTATATGTGAACCACCTTCGGGTGGTTTTTTTATGCCTGGTGAAATTATCCAAAAGCCAAAACCGCTCCTGACGCCGGGCGGTTGACCCCCCACGTCACCTGCGGGCTTTTTGTATCGATTGCGCTGCAAATGTTCAGGAGAAAAATTTACCGCTGGAGCAATGGCAGTACAGGCATGGCATAGGGTAACCGACTTGTTTTTTTATTCTGCAGTTTTCATGGCTTCTGATGCGGATTTCTGCAATCTGAAAAGACAGTAAATGTGTTCACTTCAGCAGTATCATTTTTCGATATTGGTTGAGTAAAAACAAAAACGGTTAGAAAAGGTTAGAAAGGTTGAAATGCTTTGTTTTTGTATATTAAGTAATTGATATTAAATAATTAAAAATCTAACCATTAAAAGGTTAGATGTGGTTAGAAAAATTACGAAAAATAAAGAAAATATTTAAAAAACAATAATATAAAAGGTTAGAACTTCTAACCTTTTTTTGAGGTTAGAACTAACCATAATCTAACCAGTTTCTAACCTTTTTAAAATGTGAAATATTCTATATAAATCAATTAATTGAACATTGTTTTATAATTTTCTAACTTTTCTAACCTCTATTTTTTCTCACCTGAAATTTTTCAGAAATGCAAAAACACGACCCAAAGAGTCCACCAGATTCTGGCTGTTGTCTATGATTCTGAGTTCAATTCCTAATGCGTCAATATAACTGGTGTTATATATGTGAATTATCGCTTTGTTATACAGGTGTTATACGTTGACCAGTGGTGATGGTTTTTTTGTATTTATAATCATGTGTTTATGATTTTAATTCTGTAGCCGCCACCTCCACCAAAATTCTTTTTATAAATCAGCCACTTACATAAGTGGCTTTTTTATTTTCATATATTTATTATAAAAATGTAGCTTACTTCCAGTTGTTAGACATTGGCTTCAATTTATATCCGTATTTAGGACTTCAAGACTGCGGTTTAAACTTTTAATAATAATATCTATATATTTTTCAATGTCATCTTTAAAAATCATATATTGCAAGGCTAAACCATAACTTAACGAGATGAGTTCAA